GACTGGCGCGACATGGCGGCGGTCTTCGAGGACGCGCGCCGCGAGTTGGCCGGGCGATAGCGCGGGCCGTCCAAGAGCAACGAGAAGGATACGGACATGACCGAGAGCAAGTCTCGGACCGGGGAAGGTCTGTCCCCGGTCCAGTCGCCGGCTGCGGAGGCGAAGGCCGCCATGGCCGGTTTCCTGAAAGAATTCAGCACCTTTCAGGACGAAGTGAAATCCACGCTGAAACATCAGGAAGAGCGACTGACCATGCTGAACGCAAAGACGATGACCTATGGCCGCCCGGCGCTTTCGGCCCGCGCGGAAGGAGAGGCCCCGCATCAGAAGGCGTTCAACGCCTATCTGCGCACGGGGGATGACGATGGCCTGCGCGGCCTGACCCTGGAAGGCAAGGCGATGTCGACCGCCGTGGCGGCCGATGGCGGCTACCTGGTCGATCCGCAGACGGCGGAGCGCATCCAGTCGCTGCTTCTCTCGACCTCCTCCTTGCGGTCTGTGGCGAATGTGGTGCAGGTCGAGGCGACCAGCTTCGACGTGATCGTGGACCGCAGCGAGGTGGGCTCGGGCTGGGCGACCGAGACGGCGGCGACGACCGAGACGGCGACGCCGATCATCGAGCGCATCTCGATCAAGCTGCACGAGCTGGCGGCGATGCCGAAGGCGTCGCAGCGTCTTCTGGATGACAGTGCCTTCGACGTGGAGGGCTGGCTGGCCGAGAAGATCGCGACCCGCTTCATCCGTGCCGAGGCCGCGGCCTTCATCAACGGCGATGGCGTGGACAAGCCGCGCGGCATTCTGCTGCCGACCAAGGTGGCCAACGCGTCCTGGGCCTGGGGGAACATCGGATACATCCCGACCGGTGCGGCGGCCGACTTCCTGGCGACGAACCCGGCGGACTGCATTGTGAACCTGGTCTACGCGCTGGGCGCGGATTACCGGGCGAACGCGACCTTCGTGATGAATTCCAAGACCGTGGGCGCGGTGCGGAAGATGAAGGACGCCGATGGCCGGTTCCTGTGGTCGGATGGCCTCGCGGCGGGAGAGCCCTCGCGGCTGATGGGCTATCCGGTCCTGGTCAGCGAGGACATGCCGGATGTGGCGGCGAATGCCTTTCCCATCGCCTTCGGCGACTTCCGCGCGGCCTACACGATCGCCGAGCGGCCCGACATGCGCATCCTGCGCGATCCGTTCAGCGCCAAGCCCAATGTCCTGTTCTACGCCAACAAGCGCGTGGGCGGCGACATCACCGACTTTGCGGCGCTGAAGCTGCTGCGCGTCGCGGTGTCGTGATGCCTCTGGCCCGGCCCCGAATGGGGGCCGGGCCGTTCCCCGTGCCTTGGAATTCCTGAAGGCCCGGCCCTGGGCGGAGAGAGCTGATCATGATGTTGACCGAAGAGACCCCGGTGCCCGTGGGCGCGTTGCCGGTGGAGGAGATGAAGCACCATCTGCGGATGGGGTCGGGCTTTGCCGATGACGGGCTGCAGGATGGGCTGATCGAAGCCTATCTGCGGGCGGCGATGGCCGCGATCGAGGGGCGGATCGGCAAGATGCTGTTTGCGCGGCGCTTCCTGTGGGTGCTGGACGCCTGGCGCGAGACGGAGCAGGCGCTGCCGGTGTCGCCGGTTTCGGGCCTGGTCAGTGTGACGCTGGTCGATGCGGCGGGCGGCGAGGTGGTGGTGCCGTCCGGTGCCTACCGGCTGGTGCCCGACCTGCATCGTCCGCGCCTGGCAGGCCGGGGCGGGGCCCTGCCCGCGATCCCCATGGAAGGGATGGTGAAGGTGGTCTTTGACGCAGGCTTCGGCGCGGCCTGGACGGATGTGCCAGTGGACCTGCGGCAGGCGGTGCTGCTGCTGGCCAGCGAGTACTACGAGCACCGGCATGACGATGACGCGCAGGCAGCGGGTCTGCCGTTCGGGGTGGTGACGCTGATCGAACGCTGGCGCAACGTGCGGATCCTGGGGGGCAAGGCATGAAGGCGCCGCATCTGAACCGGGCGCTGGTGCTGGAGGGGGTGGTCAGAAGCCCGGACGGCGCTGGGGGCTTTGCCGAGACCTGGACCACCCTGGGCACCCAGTGGGCCGCAGTGCTGCCGGGATCGGGCAGCGACACCCTTGGCGAGGAACGGATGCTGTCGGCGGTGCCCTACCGGATCATGGTGCGGGGCGCGCCTGTCGGGTCGGAGCAGCGGCCGAAGGCGGGGCAGCGGTTCCGCGAGGGGACGCGGCTGTTCTGGATCCAGGCGGTGACGGAGCGCGACCCCCAGGGACGCCATCTGACCTGTTTTGCGCGCGAGGAGGTGCCGAAATGAGCTATGGTGCAGCGCCCGCCCTGCAGACGGCGGTGTTTCAGCTGTTGTCGGCGGCCCCGGCCCTGGCGGGCGTGGCGATCCATGACGCGGTGCCGCCGAACGCGACCGGGACCTTCGTGCTGATCGGGCCAGAGGATGCGCGCGACCAGTCCGACAAGTCGGGCGCAGGGGCCGAGCATCAGATGGTGATCAGCGTCATCACCGATGCGACGGGGTTCCTGTCGATCAAGACGATTGCGGCCGACATCTCGGACGCGCTGGTTGGCGCGCCGCTGGTGCTGAGCCGCGGGTCGCTGGTCAGCCTGTTCTTCCTGCGGGCCAGCGCCCGGCGGATCGAAGAGGGCGAGACGCGGCGGATCGACCTGACCTTCCGGGCGCGGGTGCAGCTGTAAGGGCCTTGCAGGCCGCTCATCCAGCCCTTGCGGGCTGTCTTCGCTTGGACGGCGGTGACGGTGCGGACTGGGCTTGAAAGACCTGTCCTCGGCGGCGTCGCCGGGGGTGCAACATCTTAGTTTCGGAGAGCGAACATGGCTGTGCAAAGCGGCAAGGATCTTCTGATCAAGATCGACCAGACGGGGGACGGCCAGTTCGTCATCGATTTCATCGGCATCGACAATTACATGCCGCTGTCGGACTGGCGCGACGGCGAGGATCACGCGGACAGCTTTTGGGGGTCGCCCTACAGCCTTGACTACCTTCAGGCCAACATCGAAGGCGGCGAGGGCTTTGACTGGTTCTACGACAGCCCCGAGGGGGCGGCGGCACAGCGCAGGGTGCCGATCACGGATGGTGCCTATGGCGAGCCTTGGGTGTTTCGCTACAAGGACCTGCGATCCTGGTGGTCGAACCTTCACTTTGACCGCATAGCCGGAGTCCGGTCTGAGGACCCTACGGCGTGGGTTCCCGCTTCGAAGCCGTTTCGGTTTACGGAATACGGTGCGCCGGCTGTGGACAAGGGAACGAACCAGCCAAACAAGTTCGTTGATCCGAAGTCGTCGGAATCGGGCCTTCCTGCCTGGTCGAACGGTCGCCGCGATGATCTGGTGCAGATGCAGTACTTGCTGGCGGTCACGTCCTACTGGTCGGATCCGGCCCGCAATCCCCTGTCGCAGCTGACCGGAGAGCCGATGGTTGACATCTCGCGCGCCCATGCCTGGGCCTGGGATGCGCGACCGTTCCCCGAATTCCCGGGGCTGACGGATGTGTGGAGCGATGGCGACAACTACTCTCTGGGGCACTGGCTGAACGGACGCGCGACCAACCAGTCGCTGGCATCGGTCATCCGGGAGATCTGCAGCAAGGCGGGACTGGAGGCTGTGGACACGACCGCGGTTCACGGGGTGGTGCGCGGCTACCAGCAGGGAGATATCACCACCGGCCGGGCGGCCGTGCAGCCGCTGCTGCTGGCCTATGGGGTCGACGCTGCAGAGCGTGACGGACGCCTGCGCTTTGCAAGCCGGACCGCACGGGCGACCGCAGAAGTTACGCAGGATGACCTTGTGGTTGTCGATGACCTCGAGGGTCGCTTCGAGATTACGCGTTCCGCCGACATCGAGACGGCGGGGCAGGTCAGGCTTGGGTACGTCGACGCCCAGTCCAGCTATGAGATCCGCTCTGCCGAGGCACGCTTTCCGGACGAGGAGGCGATGGGGGTGTCACAGACTGACCTGCCCTTGGCGCTGACCCGCAACGAAGGTGTCGCGATCGTCGAGCGCTGGCTGGCCGAGGCCCGCGTGGCGCGCGATGCCCTGCGTCTTGCCCTCCCGAAATCCAGGTTGGAGATCGGCGCCGGGGATGTGATCCGCTTCGACGGGCGGCGCTATCGCATTGATCGGGTGGATCAGGCCGAAGCACAGGTCCTGGAGGCCTTGCGGGTCGAAGCCGGCATCTATGAGCAGTCCGACGCAACGGCCGAACGGATCGTGACACGCGGCTACACGCCGACAGTGCCGGTTTTCCCGGTGTTTCTGGATCTGCCGCTTCTGACTGGGGAAGAGGTGCCGCACGCGCCGCATGTTGCCGTGGCGGCCGAGCCATGGCCGGGCGCCGTTGGCGTCTGGTCGTCGAGCCAGGATAACGGTTATGCGTTGAACCGACTGGTCGCCAGCCCGGCCGTGGTGGGGTTCTCGCAATCGCCCCTCGACCGCGCGCGTCCGGGCGCTTGGGACAAGGGGCCGCCGCTGCGGGTCCGGCTCTCTGCTGGTGACCTCAGCTCGGCCAGCCAGATTTCGGTACTGAACGGCGCAAACGTTGCAGCGATCGGTGACGGAAGCGCCGGAAACTGGGAAGTGTTCCAGTTTGCCGAGGCCCAGCTTGTGGCGCCCGACACATATGACCTGTCGGTTCGCCTGCGCGGCCAGGCGGGAACCGACGGTCTGATGCCCGACACCTGGCCGATCGGAAGCATGGTGGTGTTGCTTGACCTTGCCGTGACGCAGATCGACTTGGCGCTGTCCGTCAGGGGCCTTGAGCGATACTATCGCATCGGGGTGGCCTCTCGTGGCTTCGACGACCCGAACGCGCTGCTGAAGGTCGAGGCTTTCGCGGGCGCAGGTCTCAGGCCCTATCCGGTGTCCCATCTGCGCGTCGAGGAAGATGCTGCCTCGAACCTCAGGGTGACGTGGAAGCGTCGAACCCGGATCGACGGTGACACCTGGCAGAGCGTCGAGGTTCCGCTTGGGGAGGACCTCGAATCTTACCTGCTTCGGGTGGTTCAGGGGGCGGCCGTGAGGGCAGAGTATGCTGTGGGGCAGGCCGAATTCGTCTACTCTCCGGCCATGCGCAGCGCTGACCTTGTAAGCGGCGCTTTTTCCTTCGAGATCGCTCAGGTATCCTCGGCCTATGGGCCCGGACCCTTCCGCACCATCGCCGCAACCGCCTGAGCCTCTGGTGCGGTCGCACGCCGGGGGTAGCGCCTGTGCGGATCAGTCTGGCGCGACCCCAGGGTGGCGCGGTCGGCGATCATGGCGCCCATTGGCCCCGGAACATCTGTCGGCCGCGCCGCGTGTCGGTTGGTCTAATCCCCAATCAAGGTGCGTGACCGGCCTATCGCCGCAGCCGGGATTGATGATCTTGCCCCGTCTTCTTGCGACTTTGCTATGTCCTGCCCGGTAGAGTATGG